TGATATGCAAAAAGAAGCAATGGGTACATAGAGATATAAATGGCAGAGAAATCAAACCCCGAATTTACCGTAGCTGATTTAGGAACTATTAAAGAAGGTATATTAGCAGAAGAAGCAGGTTTTCAGCCTTTTAAAAAACTTGGTTTAGATTTCACACTTAGACCAGAAACTGTTTTTGGTGCATTACCTTTTGTTGGAGGTTTAACCAATATGGGTCAGGCAATAGGTAAATATCAATTAGAAGACTCTGCCAATAAATTTTATGGTGTTGATAAAGGATTTAAAGATACATCAATTAGTTCTGGCATGAATGATAGTGCAACAAACTCTTTAATTAAAGAAATCAAGGCATTTAAAGAGAATGACCCTTATTCTACTACATCTAATATAACTCGTGATGACATACAAAACTTTATGATGCAAAAAAAGCCAGACTTAGATTTGGCTCCAATACAAAAACGAATGTATACTCAAAAACAATTAGATGATAGAACCACTGATTTTTATAAACCAGAACAAACATATTTCACACAACCTTTTTCAAGTGGTAGTTTTGCAGAATATGGAGATGATTATAAAAAATCTTTAGACAATATGCGACAAAAATATAATCAAGATGAAGAATTTAAATCTTCAATGGGTTCTTATGCTATGAGGGATATGCAAACCAGATATGACGACAATTTGAAAACAACAGACCAATTTGCAGAAGATAAAATTAATCAAACAAACATAACAAATTATGACCCAAAAAAAGGAACTTATGACCCTGCATTTGCCAGAGCGGTAACATTAGAAAATAGACAAGAAGCAGGTAATGATACTGCCTCAGAATCTACTTTTATATGTACTGCTTTATACGAAATGGGTCAAATGCCTATAGGTATTTACAAATACGACCAGAGATACGGACAACAAGTAAATAAAAAAATATACAATGGTTATGCTATATGGGGGAAACCAATAGCACAAAAGATGCGAAATAGAGGTTTTATATATAATATAATAACACCAATAGCTATGAGATGGGCTGAACAAATGGCATTTGATATGTCTGATGGTAAGGTAGGGAAAAAAAGATATTCAATTAAAGCGATGAAGTTTCTGGGAGAGGCTATTTGTTACGGAATAGGATTATTCATTAAACCAGAAGGAGAAAAACATGGAAGCAATAGAAATAGGCAACATGGAGAAGAACGAAGAACTATTCGAGGAGAAGATGGGCTTCAAAAGAGACGAGGAAGGCCTAGAACTAAGCGACGAACAGCTAGTTAATTTTTTACTTCTTTGTCATCAAACAATGATGTTACCAGAAGAAGAAGAAATAGAAGAAGATGACGAACATCATGGCGATATGAAAGTCAAAGTTATCAAAATGGACTCTGGAAACATGCATGAAATGATGAATGACATTCTTGGTCATGGTTCACCAAAAGTAGATATGTAATGCCTTTTACAAAGTATTCAAAAAAACAAAAAGCACTTGCTAGGGTAGCAAAACCTAGAAATGCTATTACTGGTGCTGATTTTGCAAAACTTAAAAAGAAGAAAAAAAATGGCAAAAAAACCAAAACAAAGAAAGTTTAAAAAGGTACCAAAGACCAAGAAAGGTACTCCTAAGAAATATCTCGCAGGTGCAAAGAACCCTAAGGCGAGAGAAAGAGAAATAAAACGTACTGCTAAATTATACAAAGAAGGCAAACTTACAAAAGCCATGATGGATAAAATTAGCAAACAAAGGAGTAAGTCGTAATGGCAGAAACCAAAAAGAAAAAAGGTGGTAAATATTCTGGTATTAAAGGTGCAGGTAGATTTTCAAAAGAAAAACTTGATAAGGTCTATAAGAGAGGACTAGGAGCATATTATTCTTCTGGTAGTAGACCAAAGGTTTCAGCACAACAATGGGCTATGGGTAGGGTTAAATCGTTTGTAACAGGTAAAGGTGGAGCAAGAAAGGCTGATGCTGATTTACTAAAAGGTAAAAAGAAAACCAAAAAGGCATAGGAGTTTAAAATGGCTAAAGGTATAAAGCATTATTTTAAAAATGGTAAAGAATATAAAGGTGCTACACATAAAGATGCGAAAGGCAGAGTTATGTCTGGTAAAACTCATACTGCATCTAGTAAATATCTTGTTCACAAAAAAGATTTATCAGCCACTGCTAAGAAAAGAGCAAATGCATAATGGCTAAACTTAAAATATTAAAAGGTGTTTTAGGCGAACTTATAAAAGATAAGATGATGCCTGATGTTAATGTTGGAGCATTAGGTAATATAGATAATCAAAATAAAGCTAATCCCGAAAAAGGTAGTGTTGTTCAGTTTGAAGAAAAAGGTATGTTAGGAGCAGAGCAACCATTAAAGGCGAAAGGTATAGGAGCTATAGACTTTCAGTTATTTAAAGATGAAGATGGTTACGAATTTGCTAATAAAACCATGAATGACGAGATTATAAATGCTATTAAAACTGGTAGTTATGAAGATGCAAAGGTCTATATGGACAAAATACAAGAAAAATTAGAAGATTTTGGTGCATCAGATAGTGAACCTAATTCTATAGTTGATTCAATATTAGAAAATTATTTTTTTGGTGACGAATAATGGCTGAATATAAAGGCAGAAAAGTTACATTAAATAAACCAAGAAGAATAGCAAAAGGCGAACCTTCATATGGTAAAAAGAAAACTATGGTTTATGTTATGGATAAAGGTAAAGTAAAGAAGATAACATTTGGCGACCCTAACATGAGAATTAAAAAGACATCACCTGCTAGAAGAAAATCGTTTAGAGCAAGGCATAATTGTGATACTGCCAACGATAAGACAACAGCTAGGTATTGGTCTTGTAAGGCTTGGTAAATGGCAAAATTAAAAGTATTAATGAATGCATTAAGTAAAGCACTGGAAAATATACCAGAAAAGGTAGGTGCATTATCAAATTTAAAAAAAGAACAAGCAGAACAAGATGCATTTGCTAAATCACAATATAATTACCCAGCAACAGAAGAACTTTTAAACCATTACCAAGCTCGAGATGTAAGAAAGTTAATATCTCAAAAAGAATATGAAGAATGGTATAAAAATTATAGTAAAAAATTTAAAAATGAAAATTTTGACCCACAAACTTACTTTCATGTTACCAGAAAAGATTTTACAAATTTTAAACCAGAAACAAAAAAAGGTGAAGGTTTATTTAATCCAGAAATAGAAATCAAAGACGATACAAGAGGTGCTAGTTTTTTTACAGCCGATAAAAACTATGTAGGTGATATAACAGAAATGTTAGAAGAAGATTTTGGTAGTGAAGGTTTGAGAATTATGCCTGTAAAAATTAAAATGAGGAATATATTTCATGGAGATAAAGAACAAATTTCTCAACTAGAAGATAAATTTAAAAATATGAGTTCAGAAGAATTAGAAGAATTTAATAAATATAAAAAAATGTCAGATGATTATTTTGGTGAAGAAACAATAGATGATTATTTTACCCAAATAAGCCAAGGTGTATATCATAAATTAGATAACCCAATTATTAGAAAAAAAATGAAAGAACTTGGTTTTACTGGTTTTATTACTGATGAACCTGATACTGTAGCATTATTTAATCCAGACAAAGGCGATGTAAGAAGTGTGTTTGCAAAATTTGACCCAGATAAAGTTAAAGATGGTAATATAATGGCATCAATAATTCCACCAGTTGCAACAGTTGGTACTTTAGGTGCATTATCAGGATTAGAGGATAGTACATAATGTCAAAAGCAGGTGGTATATTTAAATTTGGTTATGGTGTTCTAAACGACTTAGGTATGTTCTCGCCTACAGAAAAAGCCATTGATTTATTAGGACAAGACAAGTTCCCTGCCAGAGATTTATTAAGACTAGAAGAAGGACAAACCAAAGGTCTTTTATCAAAGTTTGGTAAAGGTGTTTCAGATGAAATGGTTTTCACTGGTCTTGAAGATAAGATACTAGGTTTACCAGATAGTGGTTCTATTACATCAAAAGAATTAAAAGACTATCTAGCAGGTAATAAAACAAGAGTAGAAGAAATAATAAAAAGCGATAAAACTGCTAGTGATGCAGGTCAAATGGCAGTAGAAAACTTTCAAAATTTTGTACCAACAACCATTTACGACATTAGAAGAAATATTGATGGTGTCGAAGGTGAAATTGCAGGAAGTCAACAGACAGAAGGTTTTATAAATAATCTTTCAAGTGGTGATGACTACAGTGTTAGATTGTTTGACGACATTGCTAATGATGACAATAGAAAAGGTACAATAGATAACCCTTTTATTCAAAAGGCTTCTTTTGATGAATTTTCGGATATTTTTCAATCTCGTATAAGAGACAGATATGATAAAATTGCAGAAAAATCAGACCAAGAAGTGCTTGATAATAATAATTATGCCAATAAAGAAGAATTGGCTAAAGGAATGTTTGACGTAAACACCAGAAATCTGATTAAATTTAGATTTATAGATGATTCATTATTAGGTGATGAAAACGCTTATACAATAAGAGGTAATGACAATATTGGTTTTCAAATCATGCGAGGAGAAAATTTAGCAAAAGATGCCATAGACAATGATGAATTAATTGGTGAAGCAGATAGCTTTAATGAGGCATTATTACAATTAAATGGATTTCGTAGACAAAAGATAGAAAGTAGTGCTGATGATATAAGAGATTTAAGACCTATGCACAGTTCTTATACATTGCCGGGTGGTGAGAATTACCAAGAAATACTTCTTAAAATGGAAACACCAATAGATAATGTTGAGGCTAATTTAGGTAATGTAGATGAAGTACTACAAGAAGATAGATTTGGTGGAATTATAAGTCTTAATCCAATAACTGGTAGTACATCAGATGTTACACTTGATAAAGGTACTGTTAAAAATTTAAAAGCAGGTAATAAGGTAACAATAGATACAAACAGAGGTCAAAGAGTACTTAGAGTAAATAAAGATACAAATAAAGTTGAGTTATTAAAAAAAGACTACACAAATGAAATACATACTGGCGACGAAGAAAATGTTGTAGTTTTTACAAGAACAAAAGATAGAGTAGACGAAGATGGTAGAAAAATACTTTATGCCGAAGAAATACAATCAGATATGTCCCAACAAGGCAGAAGTAAAGGTCTTGTTATGGGAGAAAAAGAAAAGAAAAGTTTTATAAATAAAAATAACCCAGTAATCTATGGCGATTTATTAGATTCAATAGATAAATTAAAAAAGACAACTAATATAGGTGAGTTAAAAGGTTTAAAAGGTTCTTCTATTGAACCTAGAAGGCGACCAATATCTAAAACAGTAGTTGGCTTTGATAACGATACAGACGTTATTGCAAACATTGGCTCTAGTTCTGTTATAAATAGACTTAATTGGGATAAAGCACATTCTCTTGAAGATATTATAAAAAAATTTCAGACAAAATATAAATT